CGTCACAGTGGACACATTCTGCAGAAGCACACGAATCGTATCTAGATGCCTCTGTAACATTTGACAACCTTTATAACGAGAATGACTGAAAACACACCAAAACGTAAGAGTGGTAGACCAAAGCTAAAAGAAGGTGAAAAAGGAAACTACCACGTATCAAGAGTTGAAAGAAAGAAACGCGCTACACGTAAACGCATCAAGTCTTTAAAGAACGCAGAAGCAAAGGCAAAGAAAAAACTAGATTCTCTCAACGACAAGTCAGCTAACATCAAACACGCCGAGAAGTTAATGAGAAGCGGAGGGCTGGCAGTTGAGGAGAATGTTAAGAAGCTTCCTAAAAGTGTACGGGCAAGATTAGACGATCACACACAAATATTATTTAATCCTAATGACGGCCCACAGACGGACTTCTTAGCAGCACCAGAGAAAGAAGTGTTATACGGTGGTGCAGCAGGTGGTGGTAAGTCATTTGCTATGTTGATGGACTTACTACGCTACGCGCACAATCCTAATCACCGCGCACTTCTACTCAGACGAACACTGGCAGAACTGACGGAACTGATAGATCAATCACGTAAAATCTATCCACAAGCTTTTCCCGGTGCAGTATTTAGAGAGTCAAAGAATACATGGTCCTTTCCCAGCGGAGCCACAGCTTTATTTAGTTACGTCGATAAGGATACGGACGCAGCGAGATACCAAGGTCAAGCGTTTACATGGATAGGTATTGATGAGTTAGGCCATTATCCCACACCGTACGTGTGGAACTATCTACGAAGTCGTCTACGTACAACCGATACAACTATCGACACGTACATGAGGGCTTCAGCTAACCCCGGTGGTAGCGGTGGTTGGTGGATTAAAAAGATGTTTATTGATCCTTCTCCACCCAACGATCCATTTTGGGCTACAGATATAGACACAGGTAAAATACTTTTACACGGTATCAATCATCCACAAAGACCGGGACAACCATTATTTCAAAGAAGGTTCATACCTGCAAGGCTAACAGACAACCCACACCTAGCAGAATCTGGCGAGTACGAAGCGATGCTGTTGTCTCTGCCAGAAGTAGAACGTAGAAGATTACTTGAAGGAGATTGGGATGTTGCAGATGGCGCAGCGTTTTCAGAGTTTGATAGAGCAGTCCACGTTGTTGAACCGTTTGAGATACCATATAATTGGCCCAGAATACGCGCTGCTGATTATGGCTACAGTAGTCCTAGTTGTGTTCTTTGGGGTGCCGTAGATTGGGACAATAACTTCTGGATATACAGAGAACTATACAGTGCGGGATACACTGGTGAGACTCTGGCTGAAATGATTATGGCGCTAGAGGAGTTTGATCCACCAATGAATATATCTGTGTTAGATGGAGCCTGTTGGTCAAAACACGGAACTGGACCGAGTATTGCAGAGACTTTAACACGTAATGGCGTACGCTTCATACCCGCAGATAAAAATCGTATGGCAGGAAAAATAGAGTTACATCGTAGATTGATGATGAATGAAAAGACAGGTGAACCACGTATGCGTATCTTTTCTACTTGTACTAATCTTGTGCGTACTCTTCCAACTTTGCCACTTTCTAAAACAAACTCTGAAGATGTGGATACCAAGGCAGAAGACCACGCCTACGATGCTTTGAGGTATATGTGTATGACACGACAAACTGGACTACCCCACGCAGGTATGCTGAATCGAGTTAAAGAACAGACCTACACTCCAATCAATCAGATATTTGGATATTAAGATAATATGGCTGAAGAAAAACCATACACATTAGATTTACCTGAAGGGTTTTTAGGAGATACTTTTGCAGATTCTGATGGTCCTAAAGCTTCGTCTACTATTCAACCCAGAATACAAAGAATAGCTGATGGAACTATTTCTATTAATGATTTCTTATCATCTGCTATAGACAGGCTTGATAAAGAGGGTAAAGAAGAAGGTAAAAAACGAATACTTACCCTAAGTAAAACTTTAAACACTATCTTGAAACAATATGGAAAGGCGCAAGATACAAAATTAGATATAGATAATGTTGCTTGGAGAGATTTATCTACTGAAAGCACAGTAAAAATGCTGTTAGATCATAAGAAGACATCTTCGGCTACTTTTGATACTATTGGTTATGCTGAAAATCTTGTTGCTGCTTACTACACAGCCAACAAAGGTTCTTTTCAAATTAAAGACCCTTATCCCTTTTCTAAAATAGGAAATGAAGATGGTATAGCTAGAACTTTCGGTCCTAAAGAATCTAATCCTAAAGCTTATCCTATACGTGGATCAGCTGCTTTCGCCGCTGTTCCTAGAGCCTCTATAACAATTCCTAAAGTAATTGCAGCTATACAAGCAATTAAAGATAAAGCTGTTAAAGCTGCAGTCACTATTAAAATGCTTGTTCCATTTAGAAATACTGAAATTTGGGGTAAAAGTGAAGCTAGTCTTAAAGTAGGAGACATTGATTTTGAAGAAGGTTTT